CTAAAAATATGCTATACTATAACTGTAGTAATAACTAAAGGAAACTTATGAACACTGAGCTTGAAGCTTACTTCGACAACTACAACGTACTATTTGGTAGCGAAGGTTTCAAACAACTCGTACAAGAGCTTTCTACTAATGCACAGCGTCTAGCTGACATTCAGACAGTAAAAGACGCAGAAGATCTACACTTTCGTAAAGGCCAAGTGGCAGCTTTGGCTTCTGTAATTAATCTTGAGGCTACTATTGCAGCAGCTAGAGAACAAGCAGAAGCTGATAACGAAGAAGTTGTAGAAGATGTATAAAGTTTATGACTTTAGATGTCCTAAAGGACACACTTTTGAACAATTTGTACGTAGTGGTACCGAAGTCAGTAGGTGCGACTGTGGTGCCATAGGTACAAAAATGTTGTCTGCTCCGGCTTTTATCCTTAATGGTGCTTCTGGGGACTTTCCTGGTAGGCACATGCGTTGGGTAAGAGAACACGAAAAGGCAGGCCAAAGAAACAACCTCCATAATGACTAATGTTCACGGAGTTTAATTATGTCAAGAGCAACAATGATTGATGTGCCTCCAGAAGAGGACAACGCAGAGACCATTGAAAACGAAGTAGAAGAGATTCAGCAAGAGGCTGAGCAACCTCAAGAACAACAACCTACAATACCTGATAAGTACCAAGGCAAATCTTTAGAGCAAGTGGTACAGATGCACCAGGAAGCTGAGAAGCTACTTGGGCGTCAATCGTCAGAAGTAGGAGAACTTCGTAAAGTTGTGGACGACTTCATTACGAGTCAAGCACAACAACAAGCACCTCAACAATACGTTGAGCCTGAAGACGATATAGACTACTTTACGGATCCTCAAGCAGCTGTCAATCGTGCTATTGAGAATCATCCTAAGATCAGAGAAGCTCAAGAGTACACTGCCCAATACAAGAAGCAGACATCTCTTGCGATGCTAAACAGTAAACATCCGGACATGCAGGAAATTCTGCAGGATCCTAAGTTTGCTGAATGGATCAAAGGTTCAAAGATCAGGACTCAGTTATTCGTAGAAGCTGACCAACAGTACAACGCTGAAGCTGCTGACGAACTTTTTAGTCTCTGGAAGGAGCGTAAGAACATTGCACAGCAGACGGCTGCAGTAGAAAAGCAGTCACGGAAGCAGCAGCTGAAGGCAGCTAACACGGGTAGCGCACAAGGCAGTGCCGAAGGTAGCCGTAGGAAAGTATATCGCAGGGCCGACATCATTAAACTTATGAAAACAGACCCTGAGCGTTACCAAGCTTTATCAGATGAAATCTTAAAAGCGTACGCAGAGGGTCGAGTCAAATAATCTTAAGGAGATTGTGACTAATGGCACTTGGTACTGATCATGTAACTAAAACAACAGCTGATAAGTTTATTCCAGAAATCTGGAGTGACGAGATTATCGCTGCTTATCAAAAAAACCTCAAAATGGCTCCTCTTGTCAAGCGTCTTTCGATGACTGGCAAAAAGGGCGACGTAATCCACATTCCTAAGCCGACTCGTGGTTCAGCTTCTGCAAAACAAGCTTCAAATCAAGTAACGCTTATTGCAGCCACTGAAACGGAACTGACGGTCACTGTAGACCGACACTTCGAGTACTCACGACTCATTGAGGACATCGTTGAAGTACAGGCTCTTAATAGCCTTCGTCAGTTCTACACGGAAGACGCTGGTTATGCACTGTCTGTTAGAGTAGACACGGACCTCATTAACTGTGGTACTGGCTTTGGTGATGGTACGCGAACTGCTTCTCCGTCAGACGCTTCAAGCTGGGTAAACAGCAACGCTTACTATGTCAACGCTTCTAGCGGCTTGGCTACGTTTGCTGCTGACACTGTTGCTACTGGTGACAACTTTACTGACCTTGCGCTTCGACAAGCTATCAAGCTTATGGACGACGCTGACGTACCTATGGACGGACGAGTACTTGTGATTCCACCTGCTGCTCGTAAGTCAATCATGGGTATTGACCGCTACGTGTCTTCTGACTTCGTAGGTGGTCGCGGTGTTGAGTCAGGTCTCATTGGTAACTTGTACGGTGTAGACGTCTACGTTTCTAGCAATGCTCCTACTTTGGAAACTGCTGCTCAGAACGCAGGTGGCTCTATTGCTGTACGTGGCTGTATGTTCTTCCACAAGGACGCTATCGTTCTTGCTGAGCAAATGGCTGTACGTTCACAGACTCAGTACAAGCAAGAGTACTTATCAACGCTCTACACGGCAGACACGCTGTACGGTGTTGAAACTTACCGTCCTGAAGCTGGCTTCGTAATCGCCATTGCTGACGAGTAAGATCTTCAAAAGCATACGGGGGTCTTCACAGGCCCCCTTCTTGCTTTTCTTTGTTACACTTTCGTTTTCTTTAGCTGGAGCAGCGTATGGGTATCTTTAGAGGTACTGGAGGCACAGGCGACGCGACTACAGATGCTGTAGCGTCCCAAGTTGGTGCCGACGCAGCCACTGCTTCAGCTAAAGCAAATGCAGCCGCAGCTTCTGCAACAGCAGCAGCCAACAGTGCAACTGATGCGGCTACTTCAGAATCTAATGCAGCAACCAGTGAAACTAACGCTGCATCAAGTGCCACCAATGCGGCAACTAGTGCTTCCAACGCATCTACATCAGCGACTAACGCATCTACTAGCGAGTCCAATGCGTCCACTAGCGAGACCAATGCAGCAACTTCGGCTACAAATGCAGCCAGTAGTGCTACAACAGCAACCACTAAAGCATCAGAAGCAGCCACTAGCGCAACCAACGCTGCAACTTCAGAAACTAATGCAGCAACCAGTGCTACCAATGCTTCTACCAGTGCTACTAATGCAGCCACTAGCGCAACCAATGCAGCAGCGAGTGAAACGGCAGCAGCAGCCAGTGAGACAGCAGCAGCTACATCAGAAACTAATGCTGGTACTTCAGAAACTAACGCAGCAACCAGTGCAACTAGTGCTTCTACATCAGCAACTAATGCAGCAGCTAGTGCTACTAATGCAGCCACAAGTGAAACTAATGCTGGGACTTCAGCAACTAACGCAGCCTCAAGTGCTACAGCCGCAGCGTCCAGTGAAACCAATGCTTCCACGAGTGCAACCAATGCAGCCACATCAGCAACCAATGCAGGGACAAGCGAAACCAACGCTGCCTCTAGTGCAACGGCTGCTGCTACGTCTGCAACAAACGCTGCAACCAGTGAAAGCAATGCTTCAACGTCAGCTACCAACGCTGGAACCTCAGAGACCAATGCAGCTAACAGCGCGACAGCGGCAGCGTCTAGCGCAACAGCAGCGGCAAGCAGTGCAGCATCAGCAGCCACAGCATTAGACTCATTTGACGACAGGTACTTAGGTAGTAAGACTTCTGACCCAACACTGGACAACGACGGTGACGCTTTGGTTACTGGTGCGTTGTACTACAATTCAACCAGTGGTGTCATGCGGGTGTACGACGGAGCTAGTTGGATTGACTCAGGCTCCGGTTTAACTTTTGCAGAGCTCAGTTCTACACCGACAACGCTGGCTGGCTACGGAATTACGGACGCTGCAACAGCCGCACAGGGTACATTAGCAGACTCAGCTTTACAATCAAACTCAACACTTAACGCAGACAACATGACAACAGGTACGCTCAACGGTGGAACTTACGGAGCATAACAAGGGATAAACAATGGCTACAACTATTATTACTAAAAACGGCTCAGGTGCTCCTACAGCAGATGATCTGTCAGTTGGCGAGCTTGCTGTAGACTTAACTAACAAAAGACTTTACTCTAAGAACTCAAGCAGCGAAGTTATTGAGCTTGGTGTTAATGCAGCAGCTGACACTACATTTGGTGACAACGTAAAGGCTATCTTCGGTGATGGCTCTGACCTACAGATTTATCATGATGGGACCAGCAATATATTGGCTGGAAACATTGTTATTGATGGTAGCGATGCGAGTGCATCAATTGCCTCACCAGCGGCACTCAACCTAAAAGCTGGAGACGCTAACAACGAATATTCCACGTTGCGTTTAGCGACTAGCGCGGATGGTTCGCTGGCAATGATTGGTGCAAAAGCTACAACAACAGGTGCTTATCCTAATAGCGTAGGACAACTTGAATTCGCTGTTCAAAACGGAGCAAGCACGAACACAGTGTTAACTGCAACCTCCACGGGCATCGACGTAACTGGCATTGTGACTGCTGATAGCGTCGGGATTGGTTGCACTCCAGCTAACTCACTAGAAATACAGCACAGCACTGTAGGCACAGGAAACGGCTCTAATAACACTTTAGCGTTACGCTATAACGGCACTACGCTATACGGTCAGCACTATATGGATGCTAATGGTCTCTATCATATTTTAGCTGACAACAGCGGTGCTGCTGGCGGCAATATGCAGTTGGATGCAGATACGACAATAAGGTTTGCAACTGGCTCGACTCCAACAGAACGCATGCGTATCGACTCAAGCGGCAACGTCGGGATTGGGACTGCTAGTCCCCGTTCGCAATTAGATGTTTCTGACAATGATTCAACCAACGGAACAAAAGTGATTGTTGACGTTAACTCTACTGACGTTAGCGCCACAAACAATGCTTCTTTTTCTCTTTATGAACTCGGCACTGAATACGGCAGATTACAACGTGCAAGAGATGGTACTGGCGCAGTTAAATTAACAGCATTAAGCACTCAGCATCTTGTTCTTGAAACTTTAGGTGCGGGCAATCTGTATTTTAGAACCAACGATACAGAAGCCATGCGTATTGACTCAAGCGGCAACGTCGGTTTGAACGGAAATACCAATCCTACAGGTAAACTACATATAGGGTCAGGATCAGGAGCGTCAGTTTCTGGTTCAGCAGACGATTTGGTTTTAGATCAAAGTGGAAACGCAGGTTTAACTATTTCTACAGGTGCAAGTGCTGTTGCTTCCATCTTTTTTGCAGACCCCGGCAGCGTTTCCGCAGGATACGTGCAATATACGCATAGTAATGATGCTCTGGCTTTTGCGACCCAAGCTACCGAAGCCATGCGTATCGATGCCAGCGGCAACTTGCTGGTGGGGACTACTTCACAGTTTGGTGCTACAGGAACAACAATTAGAGCTGATGGTTTAATATTTGCTGACCGTGACCAAGACAGTCCGTTGATTCTTAATCGTACTACTTCCGATGGCGACATTGCGGTGTTCCAAAAAGACGGCACCTCAGTCGGTAGTATTGGTGCTGCTAACGGTAATTTATATCTAGGGCAAGGCGACACTACCATCATGTTTTCTGCCAGTGCTGATGCTGTTCTACCGAAAGGTACAGACGGTGCTGACAGAGATAATGCAATAGATTTGGGTCAAGCCACTGTAAATAGATTCAATGACGCTTTTATTACTAACGGTGTCACTACAGGCTCAGACGGCAATGACAAGCAAGACATTGAAACACTGTCTGACGCAGAACAACGTGTTGCCGTAGCGTGTAAAGGGTTGCTTCGTAAGTGGCGTTGGAAAGACGCAGTAGAAGCTAAAGGTGACGAAGCACGTACCCACTTCGGAATCATTGCACAAGATCTACAAGCAGCATTTGAAGCTGAAGGCTTAGACGCTGGACGCTACGCAATGTTTATGAGCAACACTTGGACAGATGAAGAAACTGGTGAAGAACGCACACGACTTGGCGTTAGGTATCACGAGCTTCTCGCCTTCATCATCGCAGCAATTTAACAGGAGACACTTATGACAACATGGACAATATCAACACTTGAAAGAACTCTTGCTGACGGTGGCGTAACTGTTGCCCATTGGCGCTGCACCGCAGTTGACGGAGACTACTCTGCATCATCCTATGGCACTTGTGGGTTTTCACCAGACCCTTCAGATCCTTCCTTTGTGGCTTATGACAGCCTTACGGAAGCTGATTGCCTCCAGTGGTGCTGGGACAACGGTGTAGACAAGGACGCTACTGAGGCTGCTCTGGCGGCTAACATAGAAGCACAGAAGAACCCTGTATCTGGTTCAGGAGTGCCTTGGTAATGATCGACATCTGGACAATCGTAAACATTGCAACCGCAGTTGTGACTCTGGCGTCAGCTATTGCTGCCGTAACGCCCACGACTAAGGACGACGAGTTTATCGCCAAGTACATCAAGCCAGTCATTGACGCCCTAGCGTTAAACATTGGTAACGCTAAGAACAAGAAGTAACGCAGATGATTGCAGAGGACGCTAAGACAGTAATTGACGGGTTTGCCGTTGGTGGGACAATAGCAACACTGGCTGGCTGGTTGCCTCCTCTTGCGTCTCTGCTAACGATCATGTGGCTCAGCATTAGAATATGGGAGTCGGACACAGTACAAAAGTTAGTTAAGAGAAATGATAGCTGAGATTAGCGCATGTATTGCTGCTGTGCAGGGCGTCAACTCTGCAATACAGGCAATCAAGGAAGCAGGCAACAACGCTTCCGACATAAGCGCAGTCGTAGGACGCTGGGCAGAAGCTACTGAGAAGTTTCAGGACGCACAGCAGAAGGGTGCTGGAGTCATGTCCTACAAAGAAGCACTTCAGTTAGAGTCAATAGACAGACAACTGAAGAACTTCGACAGACAGCTACATGATATTTGTCTAATGCAAGGTCAAGGAGACCTGTACTTCTCCATTAAGAAGCGCATAGACGAGTCTCGTTTAGCACACGAGAAGAAGGTGGCAGAACTCAAGCGTAAGCGTAAGCAGCGCAGAGAGACCATCAGAGACTTAGGAATGTTAGGAGCATGGGGGTCTTTCGGCATAGTAGTGATTACTGCTGTAGTCTGGGTATGGGCAAGGTTTAAATGATAGATAAACTCATAGGACCAGTGACGAGTCTTCTGGACAAGTTCATAGAGGACAAGGACCAAAAGGCAAGGTTAGCGCATGAAGTTGCTACAATGGCTCAGAAACATGCTCTGGAGCTTTCTCGTGCACAACTGGACGTCAACAGAGTTGAAGCTAGCCATGCTAATTTATTCGTTAGTGGCTGGCGGCCTGCTGTTGGCTGGGTGTGTGTACTTGGGATGGCAGGAAACTTTATGGTGATACCATTTTCTAACTTTGTACTTGCGCTACTGGAGATACCCGTGAAGATACCTCTGATTGACACTGCAACCATGATGCCTGTGCTTATGGGGATGCTTGGGTTGGGTACGCTCAGGACTTATGAGAAGAAAGCAGGAGTGTCTAAGTAATGGCTATTATTACAGTAATAGAAGACGGAAGACCTGTAAGAATAGACACGACTGAGTCTTATGGCTATGTAGAGGCTTTTCTTTCTAGACTAGCACAAGATTATGTTTACAGAAGTCTCTTGAACTCTTATTTAAGAGGAAATAAAGATTTAACTGAAGAAGAAAAAGAAAGAGCAGCACTTCTTGTTGAACAAATATCAGCCGAAGAAAACATCCCTGTTCCAGAGGAAGCTGTTGTCGAAGTAGACAGCGCAAAAGTCAATGTTTATTCAGAAGCCATGGCTGATGCTCTGGACATTCCTGATAATTTTAGAGATACTTTTGTTGACTGGATGAGCGAAGCTGCACAAGGCAATGCTCAGAATCTGTACAATGTAGATAAAGACTTAGCTAATTTAGTCTTCAATAGAGCAGAAGGTCAGACAACATTACTACAAGCAATAGATGAGTTAGGTACTCTTGACAAGTTTAATGCTGACTACTATCTTCAACAGAAAGACCGCCGTAATTTTACAGAAGAAGAAGTTAGAGACTACATTCAGTCTCGTGGTATAAACCCTGACGAAGTAGACTACGAACAGTTTATTGTAACTGACGGTACAATACAAGAAGCAGACACTGGAAAGTACGAACTACAACAGTGGATGGGAGCTAATACTGTAACTGGCAAACAGTTTACAGCAGAGTTCAAAAAGTACTTTGGTAAAAACCCTACAGCTGAAGACTATGAGAACTTCTTTGGCAAAGGCGGGACTATAGGCTCCAGGACTATTATGGCTCCTGGGTCTCTGACAGCTGAAGTAGAAGGCTTAGCAAAACAAAACCTGTGGGAGACAGAGATTCTACCTGCGCTAGAAGCTGGCGGAGACTTTGTTAAACAGGTTCTCTTTGGTACGTCTGCATCTGGTGCCCCTAAAACTATTGACGAGATGTTTGAAGAATGGATGCAGTCACAGATGGACCAACTTAAGGGTCCTTTGACTGTAACCTTTGATCCAAAGAAAGGTTTACTGGCTGAGATTATGATTCCCGTTAGCTTTGAAGTTAATGGAAGTCCTCTCCAGCTTCCTATCTTCGACGCAGACGGAAACTTTGTGCTTCCTGAAAGCATTGGTGAAGCTGTTATCAATGTGACTGAGGCGGGAAACCGTATTCTTGCAGAAATAGAAGGAATACCTACAGCCATCGGTGAGCTAATTACAGGAGAACCGGGAAACTTTGTTGTTGAAATTTTTGATGCAGCAGGAAACGTAGTTTCTGAGCTTGGGCTAGAAGGGTTAGGAGTAGCAGACGGAGGCGGTGCAGTTGGTGTCTTGACAGGTGCTGTACTTTCTGGTAACATCTTTTACAACAATGAGACAGGAAGATTTGAACAAGGTGAAGAAGGGAGTTTGGATGTAGACGACGATCTTGTTAATGGTGACACCGTTTTTACAGAAGAAGAAGGTATAGGTACTGATGGGCAGCAAACAGATGAAGACGGTAGCGATTTAGGTGGATTAACTAAAGAAGATGAAGATGACGATGAAGATGACGATGAAGATGACGACGGTTTAGACGACGGTTTAGACGACGGTTTAGACGATGGTTTAGACGATGGTTTAGACGACGGTTTAGACGATGGTTTAGACGACGGTTTAGACGATGGTTTAGACGATGGTTTAGACGACGGTTTAGACGACGGTTTAGACGACGGTTTAGACGATGGTTTAGACAATGGTTTAGACGATGGTTTAGACGACGGTTTAGACAATGGTTTAGACGATGGTTTAGACGATGGTTTAGACAATGGTTTAGACGATGGTGATGACGATGGTTTAGACGATGGTTTAGACGACGGTTTAGACGATGGTTTAGACAATGGTTTAGACGATGGTGATGACGATGGTTTAGACGATGATGATGACAATGGTGCTGTAGTAGTTACTACGAACGGTAACGAAGATGACGATGATGATGACGATGATGATGACAATGGTGCTGTAGTAGTTACTACGAACGGTAACGAAGATGACGATGATGATGACGATGATGAGCCACCAGTAGTCACTAATGGTCAAGACGGAAGGGACGGTATCGACGGTATCGATGGTCAAGACGGTAGGGATGGCGTAGATGGTATCGATGGTATCGATGGAGCACCCGGAGCACCCGGAGCACCCGGAGCTAGAGGTGCACCCGGAAAACCAGCATCACGAGGTGGATACATGGGCGGCTTAAGTTATCAACTTCCGGGTTTTCAGTACGTAGCCTATCAGCCCAAAGACTACATGGTAGAACTAAATAGAATTATTGGCGAAAGCTTGTTTGAAGGAATGTACTGATGACTTATCTACAGTTAGTTAATAACGTACTTAGGAGGCTTCGTGAAACAGAAGTTACCTCTGTGCAGACCACGGCATACAGTAAGCTCATTGGGGACATCGTTAATGACGCTAAGAACCTCGTGGAGAACTCGTGGGACTGGTCAGCACTCAGGACTACACTTACGGTAACGACTACTGCTGACGTGTTTAACTACGCACTCACTGGTAGCCAGAATAGTATCAAAGAGTTGAACGTCCTGAATGACACGTCTAACTTCCTTATGAGCTACCAGACAAACAACTGGTTTGACGAGGCTTACTTGATTGCTGAGCCACGCACTGGTTCTCCTGAGTACTTTACGTACAATGGTGTGAACTCTAGTGGCGACACACTGGTGGACTTGTATCCTAAGCCGGACGGTGTTTACTCATTACGTTTCAACTGCGTACTACGTAATCCTGACTTAAGTGCTGACAGTGACACACTGAAGATACCAACGATGCCTGTGCTTCACTTAGCGGTAGCACTAGCAGCACGAGAACGTGGTGAGACTGGTGGTACTTCGACTCAAGAGTACTTCCAGATTGCTAACAAGTACCTGTCAGACGCTATTGCACAGGACGCTGGCAGACACCCAGAAGAAACAATCTTCTATACTCCGTAAGGCGCATTTGTATGGCACAGGAACTCAAAAGCATTAATCTTGTAGCACCAGCGTTCAAAGGAATTAACACCGAAGACGCACCGCTGGCACAAGATCCGTCTTTTGCTGAAGTTGCTGACAACGCAGTGATCGACAAGCGTGGGCGTATTGCTGCACGTAAAGGCTACAGTTTGCTTACTCAGGCTGCGTTTGAGTACGTCGTAGTGGACGACACCACAGGTTTTCAACCAGGTGAAACAATCACTGGAGGCACGTCAGGCGCTACAGCAACGATTACAGAAGTGTACAACGGGACTGTGTTGCTTATTGAGGACACTCGTTCAGGGACCTTCAGTGCGTCTGAGACGCTCACTGGTGGCACTTCTGCAACAACTGCTACGTTTTCTTCTACGCAGACTAGCGCAGATCTTTCGACAAACCCGATACGAGCAATCAAAGAATTTAGGGACGACGCTGGTAATATTAAAGTATTCTCAGTAGGCAACAATAAGATCTTAAGCGGTACAGAGACGCTTGTTGACGAAACGCCCAGTGGCTACACAGTTTCTGACGATAACTGGAAAATGGTTACGTTCAACGACAAGATCTATTTCTTCCAGAGTGGACACGAGCCTCTAGTGTATGACAGTACGTCAAAAGCAGTAGAAGAACTAAGCTCTGTCTCCGGTGCTGCTGGTGTGTCTCTGACGATGTACGGCAATGAAGCTCTGGCTGCTTATGGCCGATTGTGGACTGCTGACTTTGCTACAGAGAAGTCAAAGATTTACTGGTCTGATCTTCTGATAGGTCAGGACTGGTCAGGCGGTACGTCAGGATCCATCGACATTGCTAAAGTCTGGCCTGATGGGTACGACGAGATTGTAGCACTGGCTGCACACAACGGCTTGCTGATTATCTTTGGTAAGCACAGTATCGTAGTGTACAAAGGTGCCGAAGCTCCAGCATCAATGGAACTATCGGACACAGTAGCTGGCATTGGTTGCGTAGGTAGAGACACTGTGCAGTACACTGGCTCAGACGTTCTCTTTTTGTCTCAGACTGGCCTTAAGAGTTTCGGTAGAACAGTACAAGAGAAGTCAATGCCTTTAACTGCTTTGTCCTCTACGATTACTAAAGACATCATTCAGCTGATTAATGAAGCAAATGAGTTGTACAAATCAGTGTACCATCCAGAAGAAAACTTCTACTTACTGACATTCAGCAACCAGGACATGACGTACTGTTTCGACATAAGAGGTACATTGGAAAATGGTGCTTACAGAGTAACACGTTGGCCCGGCACTGGATTCAAGTGTTACGAAAGCAGAGACAATGGTGACTTGCTCATTGGCAACACCAGTGGCTTTGGTAGGTACACTGGTTATCAGGACAACGGTAATTCTTACGCCTTCAAATATTTCAGCCCTGAACTATCTTTTGGAGACCCGTCTAAACTAAAGTTCCTCAAAAAGATCAGACCTACGATTGTAGGAGGTAGCGGTCTTAATATTTTGTTTAAGTGGGACTATGACTTTGGTTCTGCTTACAACTCAGAATTTATTACGCTCAGTAGCCAAGCAACGGCTGAGTTTGGTGTAGACGAATTTAACATAGGTCAATTCTCAAGCGGTGTTCTTACGTCTAAACAAGCAATTAACGCTAATGGCAGTGGTGGAACTTTGAGCATTGGTTTAGAAACGGACATCAATGGTGGACAATTATCTTTACAGGAAATCAACATACTTGCGCTGGTAGGTAAAACAATATGAGCAACTACACTAAACTTACTGATTTTGCCTCTAAGGACGCATTGTCTTCTGGAGACGCCAACAAAATCATCAAAGGAACTGAGTTTGAAACTGAGTTTGACAACATTGCTACGGCAATAGCAACTAAAGCAGACACTGCTAGTCCTACGTTTACTGGGACTGTAACAATGGCTGGTTTTGCGTTTACTGGTACGTTGTCAACTGGTACTATTGACGGAGGGACGTACTAATGCCTGAATTACCGGATTGGGTTAAAGGTTTACTGGGTGGCGTAGGAGCAGCAGGTGGTTTAGGGCTTGCAAAAGGCGCTTATGACGAGCTAGGTCGTATTGGAGAAAAAGGCTACGCAGAGTTAGCAGGAGAAGGTGGGCTTGCAGAAAAACTCCAAGGTATGCTGGAGTTTCAGCCATACACCGTAACGTCTGCTACTGGTGGTCAATTCGGTATGCGTAGAGACCCAACGACGGGTCAGATGGTGTATGAACTACAGACTTCTCCAGAAGAACAGGCGCTGCAACAACAGCAACTAGCGCGTGCACAGGAGTTCTTTGGACAAGCTGCGATGCCCGTAGCCCAACGTGAGCAGGACGTATATCAGCGTATGCGTGCAGCCATGTCTCCTGAAGAAGAAAGACAAAGACTTGCACTAGAACAACGCTTGCAGGCACAAGGACGTCTAGGAGTTACTACTGGCATGTTCGGTGGGACACCAGAGGCTTTGGTGTTGGCTAAAGCTCAGGAAGAAGCCAGAAATGAAGCAATGTTGAACGCTATGCAGTTCGCAGGTCAAGAGCAACAACGCTTGGCTGGCTTAGGTACAGGTATGTTAGCTGCTGGTTACGTACCACAAGCTCAGTTAGTTGGCGCATTGCAGCCCGGAATGACTGCTGCTGAACGTCAGCGTCAAGCTATAGCCCAACAAGCGGGTGCTTATGGTGAAACATACGCTAGTGGTCTGGAGGCACTTTTGACTGCAGCACAAGCACAAGCTAATCTTGCTGGTGGTTTAGGCTCCAGTATCGCAAATACGGCTTTAGGTGGGCTGTTCTCAATCTAAGGAAGAAAACATAATGGCTAAATTTTCACAACAGTTCTTAGCTAACTTAGGTCGTCCTCAGTTTGCTGAAAGCCTCTTTGGTTTAGGAAGGACTATTGGCGGTATTCCTCAGCAAATGCAGGAAAGACAAAAGCAACAAGAGTTTAACAAGTTGATGCAACAGGCTCAAGGTGCACAAGCTGCTGGTGATATCACAAGTATGAAACTTTTGTCACAGCAGTTGTCTGCTGCTGGTTATACCCAGGAAGCTGGGCAGCTTATGCAGGCTGCCGTAGAGCTGGAGAAAAAAAATAAGCAGCAAGAAGCTGTTTCAGGTTTATTTGAAGGAACTCCAACAGAAGAAACTGTAATGGCTGCGGCAAAACAGTTACTAGCTACTGGTGATGTTGAAGGAGCTATACGTCTTAGAGAAAAAGCCGTATCTTTAGGCCAGACAGAAAAAGCTAGACAGGCAGGAACTGCAGCCATACAACAAGAACTTCAAGGATACATGATGGATCCTAAAGCTTCTCCAGAAGTAAAACGAATGGCTAATCAAGTATACCGTGGTTTTGTGGCCGGCCGTATGCAGCCTGAAGCTGTAGAACAACAGATGAAAAACCTAAGAACTCTTGCTCAGCCAAGAACCACAGGAAGCATGGCTGCTCCTCAGATTGTTGAAGTTCAACGTAAAAATCCTAAAACTGGAGAAATAGAAAATATAAAAGTAGAAAGAAGATTCAATGCTGTAACTGGAGAACGTGAAGAAGAACTACTGGGTTTTGTAATTCCTGAAGAAGCAGACGAAGTTAAAGAGTCTACTACCTTGCTTAAAATTGAAAACACTTTGACACAAGAAGTTAGAGAAATCTCCAGTAAAGCAAGAAGAGCAGAAGAACTAGCAATAGGTCTGGAAAAA